ATGTGGTGCAAAAACAAGTACATTTTATGAAAAAGATATTGCAGCATGTACAACTGCAACTGGTAGAAAACTTCTGACATATGGTAAGCGAATTATTGAAGAATGTTATGGTAATAAAATATGTAAAACTAAAAATCATGGTCTTGTATTAACAAATGCAGAATATATTTATGGAGATAGTGTTGCAAGTTGGACACCTATTTATGTAAAAATTAATAATAAAATTTATATTCTTACTATTGAAGAATTAGCAAAAAAATATGGAAATGATATTTGGGTTATGTCTAAAGAAGAAGGAAAACAAGATAAAGAATATTGTGAATTAAATAATGTTGAAAGTTGGACTGAAAAAGGATGGACTAAATTATATAGAGTAATACGTCACAAATTAGCACCACATAAAAAAATGTTGCGTGTTTTAACTCATACAGGATTAGTAGATGTGACAGATGATCATTCATTAATTAGATCTGATGGGAGCGAAATAACGCCGAGTGAAGTAAATATTGGTACAGAATTACTTCATAGTAATTTACCTGTTAATAATACATTATCTTCTATATCAATTGAAGAAGCAGAAATAATGGGTTTCTTCTTTGGTGATGGTAGTTGTGGTTCATATAATTGTACTAGTGGAAAAAAATCTTCATGGGCCTTAAACAATGCGTCTCAAAAATTAATTGATAAATATTTAAATTTATGTAAAAAAGTATATCCTGATTATGATTGGGTTGTAATGCCTACTCTAGAAAGTTCAGGTGTTTTTAAAATATCACCGCGAAATAAAAATTATGGAAAAATTGTAGAAATTGTAACTTATTATAGAAATTTATTATATTATAATAAAAATAAAATTATTCCTAATGAAATTATAAACGGAACATACGAAATTAAACTTGCATTCTTTAATGGTTTATATGATGCTGATGGTGACAAAGACATAAATGGTTATACTAGAATTGATCAAAAAAGTCAAATAAGTGCTTCAAATATTTGCTTATTAGCTCAAAGTTTAGGTTATTCTACATCATTAAATATTAGAAAAGATAAACAGGACATTTATAGAATAACTATGACAAAAAACACACAAAGAAAGAACCCAATTGCTATTAAAAAAATATTTGAAATACCTTATGAAGGTCATGTATATGATTTTACAACTGAAAATCACCATTTTGCTGCTGGTGTTGGAAATCTAATAGTTCATAATACTGACTCTGTATTCTATACATTTAATTTGCAAACACCTGATGGACAACCAATTAGAGGAAAAGATGCGCTGGAAATAACAATTGAATTAGCTAAACAAGTAGGCGATATATCTGCAAAATTCTTAAAAGGTCCGCACGACTTTGAGTATGAAAAAACATTTATGCCATTTTGTTTATTATCTAAGAAACGATATGTTGGTATGAAATATGAATCAGATCCTGATAAATGTAAAAGAAATGAAATGGGTATTGTATTAAAGAGACGAGATAACGCGCCTATTGTGAAAGATATTTATGGTGGTATTATTGATATACTAATGAAGAAACAAAATATTCAAGAGGCGATTGATTTCTTGCGATCATGTCTTCAAAATATTGTAGAAGAAAAGTATCCTATGGATAAATTAATTATTACAAAGTCACTGCGTTCAGGATATAAAAATCCAAATGGAATTGCACACAAAGTATTGGCCGATAGAATGACTGCTAGAGATCCAGGTAATAAACCAGGACCAGGAGATAGAATACCATTTGTATATATTGCGTCAAAAGACAAGAAGGCATTGCAAGGCGAAAAGATAGAAACTCCTACTTTTATTACAGAACAGGGTCTAAAAATAGATTATTCATTTTATATTACCAATCAAATAATGAAGCCAGTTCAGCAAGTATTTGCATTAGTATTGGAGAAAATATGGGAAATGGATAAAAAACTACCTAAAATAAAACAATTTAAGAAATCAGTAGAACTTTTAAAAAGAGAATATTGCGATAATTTAGAAAAATTTGCAGAGAAGTTGGAAGCAATGCGTTGCAAAGAAATTAAGGGGCTCCTCTTTGATGAATATTTACGAGAAACAAATAATGAAAAGGCAGGACTACAAAGTCTAACAAAAATATTTAATAAAAAATAAATATTATTTTGGTATTTTATATAAAAATTTTTTAATAATCTTGTATTTCTCTCTTATATACTTTGGTATAGATAGTCTTTTACAATTTATTTTTTGTTGTTTATATTTTATTGTTAGATTTATTTTATGCCAGATGTAATCTTGTTTATAGATGGATACATAGATTGATTTTTTCATATATCTATATATATAAAAAAATTGATTAAAAATTAAATACTAATTTATGTTACACTAAGTATACATCATGTCCAAAACAATCAAATTTATTCATTTTCATAATGACACAGACCTTCCAGTTATGATAGACTCTTGGGTTGACGGTTCAAATTCATTAAAATATATTAGAGTTGGAGCAAGAGAGAAACTTGTAATACATAGTAGCGTAGGTGAATGGCATATAAATGCTATGTTAACAAATAAAGAAGATAGAAAATTATGGGATGATAATGAAAAATTAAAAAAAGTAATTCTTATTGGTAAATTCAGATCCAAGCCTTGTGCAAGCGGAAACTATTCTTGGATGGAGTATGACGGGCTTTATGATTGTGTTTATAGTGAAATAGAAAATCCTATAGAAAATGTTAAAGGTCTAATAACATTTTCCATCTTTTAGAAAATATAGAAAGAGGAGAAAAAGTATTTTAAACCTTTTCTCATTAGGAAAACGCACATTTTATATTATTGGCATTTTCCTAATGTGTAAAAATATGATTATAAATTTTTTTTAATCATATTTTATAAGCGAATAAATAATTTTCTATCCTTTAAATTTTACTACTACAGTATTGTCTAAGAGGTGATAGCTTCTTGCTTTTTTTCTCACATTTAATCCTTTCAAAAATTTGTTTTACCATTGTACTAATCTCTTCTATACTTGTCTCCAAATTCCAAACACGATCTGAAAGTTTATCTACAACGGATTCTACACAAGCATTTTCAGCATCTATACTAATTAAACTAGGCATACTACTATGAGTATCTATGTTTGATTCATCATCTGAATCATCATCTGAATCATTTTCATCTTGATAATCTGAAGATGAGTCAGCATCTGACTCCTTCTCTAATTGAATATTATTGCTATTCAAATGCATAAATCCTTCTGATTGTAACTTAAATAAAATAGAATCAGTTGATCTCTGATGCCTTTCAGCAATCTCTTCTAATGATAAATTCAAAAGTTCAAACTCTCTTTGAAGAGTTAAAATTTCAGGAGTATTCCATCTCTTACCATGTCTGCTAGTATAAGTCATCGTATTATACTATATTATTTGTCAAATCTTTAAGTTATTTTTAAAATATATTTCCACCTTTTCTAAAGGTGGAGCCAAATTAGAAACATGTGACAAACCTGTGAAAAAAGTAGTAAAATTGTAAAACTTTGGCTCCACCTTTTCTAAAGGTGGAAAGGTTTCTATTTTGTATCCACCTTTTCTAAAAATGGGAAAGATGGATTTAATAAAATTGAGCAAATCCATGCGCCTAATATAATCCACATATTGTTAATCATATTGGCTGCATTATAAACAATCCAACGAAGACCTTGACAATGAGGTGTAGCAGTCATAAAAGGTGATATTAAAAATCCAACAATAGTACTAGGAACACATAGTCTAACATACAAATGTGAAGCTAAATAGTGTAAAAAAATCCATAATAAATAAATACCAGATATGTTTATAACTATTTTAATTGATTTATAAGCATATTCAAAACAAACTACACCTATGTTGTAACCTTTATAAATCAATATTTTTATATTATTTTCTCTCTTTTCATCAATTTCATCATCTGAAAATTCATTAGTAATAGTTCTTTTTCGTAACATCATGTTATCACTATTTAAAAATGCGTTTTATCTTTATATTATATTTAAATATATTATCTGTTTCTTCGTAAAGCAGAAGAAAAAAGCGTTAATATTGCATTTGCATCTGTAGTATCTACTATATTTGTAATATCATTTAATAAAGTATTATTCGCAATATTTGTATCATTTGATACACTTTCAAAAATTAAATCTATATAATTTTCAATTGTATTTATTCTATTATTTGTTCTCTCTTCATTCATATTAGAAGATTCATTTTCTTCAACAAAATTACCTGAAATATCTGATTGTACCAAAGGTATTTCTTCGTTATTAGTAGAATTGTTTGAATTATAACTTCTAATATCATATCTACATACAGGACATCTACAATTGCTTCTAAACCAAGTTCTAATTTGTTCAGGTTTGAATATATGACCACAAAAACGAATTAGAACCACCATATCTGTGTCATTAAATGTTTCTAAAGAAATTGGACAAGATCTATTGATAGGATTTAAAATATTACAATATTGTACATTCCTAGTAGCTATTTCTATTTGTGCTTGTGTAGGATATACTTCTACAGGTTCAAGAAAATTTTGCATAGTTCTCGTATTTCTATTTGTTGTAGATGGTAATCTATAATATTCACTATAATCAAATACATAAGGTATAACTCTTTCTCTTTGTACGTTATTTCTTCTAGTTGAATGATTATCAGTAAATTGATTTCTATTTGATCTATTTAATATTTGAATTAATGTATTTCTTATTTGTGTATTAGTATTTCTAATATTATTTATATAACTAGTCATTCCATTTATTTGTCGGATATTATCATCATACATACGTTGTAATATATTAACTAACTGATTTTGTTCAATACTTATATTAGCTGGTTGATTCATATTTTATAATATATATTAAATCTGTTTAAATGTATTACAATAATAATATTATTATAATGAATAACGAAAAATATAATGGTAATGGATTAAGTGGTTTAGCTAATCTAGGAAATACATGTTTTATAAATTCATGTATGCAGGTTCTTTCACATACATATGAGTTAAATTATTTTTTAGAGGATAAAAAATACAAAAATAAATTACAAAATAAATGTGACTCAGCTTTATTGATAGAATGGGATAATTTAAGAGAAATAATGTGGAATTCTAATTGTATTGTATCTCCTGGAAAATATATTAAAACAATCCAAAAAGTAGCAAAAATAAAAGGATTAGAAATGTTTACTGGTTATTCACAAAATGATTTACCAGAATTTCTATTATTCTTAATTGATTGTTTTCATAGTTCTCTTTCTAGAGAAATAAAAATGACCATTTCAGGAACAACTCAAAATGAAACAGATAAAATTGCAGTAAAGTGTTTTGAAATGATTAAAAATATGTATTCAAAAGAATATTCAGAAATATGGAATTTATTTTATGCAGTACATGTATCGGAACTTACTGATTTATCTTCTGGAAAACAATTACAAATAACACCGGAACCATATTTTATGATTGATTTACCTATACCTACAACAAACAAATCACCATCTTTAATTGATTGTTTTAATCATTATGTAAAAGGGGAAGTTTTACAAGGCGAAAATGCTTGGTATAATGAAAAAACCCAAAATAAAGTAGATATAAGAAAAAAAATTCAATTTTGGTCTTTTCCAAATATTTTAGTTATTGATTTTAAAAGATTTAATAGTCGCTTTCAAAAAAATCAAGTCCTTATTACTTTTCCAATAGAAAATTTAGATTTATCAGAATATGTAATAGGTTACAAAAGGGAGAGTTATAAGTATGACCTTTATGGCGTTTGTAATCATAGTGGTGGAGTTACGGGAGGACACTATACGGCATATGTAAAGAATGCGAATGGAAAATGGTATCATTTCAACGATACGAGTGTATCTGAAGTCGGAATTCCTGAAACAATAATTTCACCAAAAGCATATGTTTTATTCTATAGAAAGAGGCAACTTTAATATATTTTTATTATTTATAATTATTATTTTACCTATTTATATATTATGGAAGTAGTAAGCACAACAACAACAACGGATCCAGTAAATATGTATAATTATTTAAATAGTTTTGTAATGAATCCAATGGTTTTTGTTATTATAATATTAATTATTGTTGCATATTATGTTTTTTCATCATCTTCAGGTTTAGGAAACAATAGTAATTTTTCAGTTGCAAGTTCAGAATCTGGTTTAGGTTCTAGTGTTATGGGTATTATAATTGTTATTATTCTTGTTATCTTAATTTTAGTGAATGCTTTTCAATATTTTTTTAGTATGAATTTAACTGCTTATGTTAAAGGATTATTTACACCTGAAACACAAGTCAATCTAGTTGTAGAGAATAGTACTGCCCCTGTAGAAGAACAACCTGAAGATATTTCTTCAAAAATAAAACTAAAGAAACAAGTATTTAATATTCCCGGAAATTATTATAATTATGAAAATGCAAAAGCTTTATGTAAAGCTTACGATTCAGAACTTGCAACTTATATTCAGTTAGAAAAATCTTACAATAATGGTGCAGAATGGTGTAATTATGGATGGTCTGCAAATCAAATGGCTCTTTTTCCTACACAAAAACAAACGTATAATACTTTACAAACTATTCCAGGGCATGAAAATGATTGTGGACGTCCAGGTATAAACGGAGGATATATGGCAAATCCACGTATTAGATATGGTGTAAATTGTTACGGGTTTAAACCAAGTATAACTTCAAAAGAAGAAGAATTAATGAAAACATCTACACCATATCCTGAAACAATACAAGATAAAGTATTTCAAAAAAGAGTTGATTTCTGGAAAAATAAAATTGATCAAATACTTATATCACCGTTTAACTATAATATCTGGGGATAATAGTTATTCTTATTTTTTTCAAAATTATTTATAATAATTGAAACAATATTTATTATATTTGTTATAATAACACAAAAAATGAAAATATTTCGTAATTTTACTATATCTGAGAATAAAATACATAAAAAATTTTTACCAAGAGTAAAAAAATGTATTATATAAAAACCATATTGAAATTCAATATCAACATATATTATTTTATTACGACATATTGGACATGTATTGTTAATGTTATACCACATTTCTATACAACTATTATGAATCAATCCATTACAGTTACAACTTTTGATATATTCATGTAAAGATTTTAAATGTGATGGATATTTTTCATATTCATTGGATACTTCAAAACAAATAAAACATTCATTTTTTTCTGCCATAAATTTAGTATTATATTAATCAAATACTTTAATATAATATTTATTTTTCCTCTTTTATATTGTTTTTTCATTTTTTTCTTCTTTTTCATTTTTTTTATTCATTTTTTTTCTTCTAGTTATATTTTTTTTTTCTTTCTTGTCTTTTCTTTTTGTTTTATTTTTTTTATTCACTTTATTCATTATATTTTCATGATCATGTTCTCTTACTAGATCTAACAATTTATCATGTAAATCATCGTCTATATCACTATCACTATCTTCTTCTTTGTTATGGTTTTTTTTATCTTGTTCTTTATATTCACCACCTTTCATATTATACATTGTTGTCCAATTTGGAACTGCTAAATTCTGAAATAAATCTGAAACTTTATCCGATCCACCATTTTGAACAGTATTATTATTCATAGTCATAATAGGCGAAATTCCTGATTTCATTAGTATAGACGAAACACTAAAACCACCAGATTGAATCTCTTTTTCAGGACTAAAAACTAAATCTTCATAACTTATGTATCCTATATCTTTATTTGTATTATTATCCATTTCTTTTATATAAATTATTATTATATTAATTAATTATTATAAAAGCGCTTTATTTCAGGAACAATTTTAATATTGCGTTTTTGTTTAATATGTTCCATAATCAATTTTACTTGAGATTCATTTTTGATGACTTCACCAAGTGTCTTTTCTAAATATTTAAAAGTTACTGGTTCAGGAACACGAGTATTTGTAAATTTTAATTTGTCATTACCTATTTTAATAGCCGAATTAGAGATATTATTTAAAAAAGCATAATTTGTAATGTTTTGTTCTAATGTATTTCTTTTTTCTCTTAACTCTTTTACCTTTTCATTTATTTGTTTTAGTTGGTCATCAACAGAAACCCATTGCTGTATTTGACTTTCAAAACTCATTTATAAATATTATTTATACTATTATTTATAATATTTATACCAAAACAAAATCTTTAATTTGTTTAACGACGTCTGCTAAATCTTTTATTTCTGAATGTTTTATTACCATAATTTGGTTTACGTCCATATGTTTGTTGCATTCCTAAAATAGTTGCTGGAACAATTGCCTGACTAATAACAGGACCTAAAAATCCGCCTCTTCTACGTCTTCTTGCACCAGCATTAATGGTGTTAACTTTCATACCACCTCTTTTAGTTGTACCCGCAGACTGTACTAATGAAAGTTGTTGAGCTGTAGGAGTTCCAGTTTGTGTTCCCCACTGACCTTGAGCACCAACATATTCAGATCCAACTCTTCCAGCATATTGACTATCCATAGAAAATGTTCTAGCATATTGTTCTGGACCTGTTCCGTTTACTTCCATACCATAAGTTGCTGCACTTGAATAACCTCCTCTTTGATGTCTACGACTACGAGTACGTCTATGTCTACGTCTACTACTCATTTTTGTTTTTTGACTCATTTATAATAAATCATGAGAAATAAATAAAAATGTTTATTAAATTAAACTAAACTCCTCCTAAATCATTTTTATAATACTTTTATTAACTGTTTGTTTATTAGATACTAATATAGATATCATAACTAATATAGCTAAATTCATAATAAACATAGAAACTATAAACAAAATAGCTATATAAACATATGGTTTTATTTCATATAGTATAAAATCTATTACTGAACTTGATAATATATTTAATTCACGTTTTATATCATCTCTCTTCAATATATCTAAACATTGTTGAACTAAAGAATCTTTCATAATTAAACAAAATAAAAATATTTTAAGAATTTTGCGTGTTAGAATAAATTATATTTTTCTAAGTAAATTCAATAATATGGAAAATATTGTTGAACCAAGTGAGGCATTTGATTTTTTAAAATTATCTTTAGCACATCCGGTTGGAATACAAGGTGGTGCTTATTTTACTAAAATAGAAAATAATAAAAAACCATTGTACATCCAAACAACAAAAAGCCAATCTAGACAAGGATTTGTAAAGACAGGGAAAAAATATTATATAGACTTGATGTTTGATAAAAATGCAGAAGAACTAATTCATTGGTTTGAAAATTTAGAAAACTCATGTCAAAAATTAATTTTTGAAAAAAAAGATACATGGTTTCAGAATGGTTTAGACGAAAGTGATATTGAATCTGCATTTAATTCTACAATTCGTATATACAAATCTGGTAAATTCTATTTATTAAGAACAAATATCAAAAATAATCATCAAAATGAACCTATTATTAGTATTTATAATGAACAAAAAACGCCTTTAAAAATGGATTACATTACTTCAGAAACAAATTTTATTTCTATTTTAGAAATACAAGGTATTAAATTTACAAGTAGAAATTTTCAAATTGAAATAGAGTTGAAACAAGTTATGGTATTAGATAATGAACCAATATTTGATAATTTTTTAATTAAAACTGGTACAAAAGAAAATATTATTCAACAACCAATACCATCTAGTGTAGAAGATGTTAAGTCTAGTGTAGAAGAGGTTAAGTCTAGTGTAGAAGAGGTTAAGTCTAGTGTAGAACATGTTAACTCTAGTGTAGAAGATATTAAAATAGATGAAATGCAAATTGATATTCCTTCTGAAAAAGAAATTGATTTAGAAGAAATGGATAAGTTAGTTGCATTTGAAGAAGAAAAAGATGAATCTATTTCTTTAGATTTTGAAGAGCTTGAACAAAATATTGAGGAAAATGATAATCTTTTAAGTGAAGTTAATTTTTTTGATGTATCTTTAGAGAAAAATGTAGATGCTATGCAATTAAAAAAACCAAATCAAGTTTATTTTGAATTATATAAAGAGGCTAGAAATAAAGCAAAATTGGCAAAAAGAAATGCTATTATTGCTTATTTAGAAGCAAAGAATATTAAGAAAACTTACATGATTGAAAATTTGATTGATAGTGATAGTGATTTTGATGATGAAATAGATGAAGTTTCAGAAAGCGAATTAGAAGACTTGTAAACTTTAGCTCAAAATCTTTAGAATAATTAATAAGTATTTTAAAAATTATTTTATCATTAATTTTATATAATGAGTGTCTCTTTAAAGAAACTATGGAAT